TGTACATCAGCAACAATCTTACCTGGCTCGTCTTCAACAGTTGCATCATTTGCAGTGTCTGTTGTAAGTGACTTGGCTTTTATTTGATCATAGATACTCGAACTCTGTTTCTTAAACTGTTGATACTCTTCATCATCACCTAAGTCACGTATACGTAAACTTTCTATATCAAACTCCAAGTCTACTTTCATACCAACACCACTACTGCTTCTAGTCTTCATAGCCTGTATTTGATATCTACCACGCTCTCGCATTGCACGACTTGTAAAAATACCAAACACATTGTCAGCAGTATTGATCTTACTAATACCACCACTTATATGTGAATGATCAAACTCTACTTCTTCAACTGCACTTCTATTCAACTGCGATGCAGTTACAAACAGTATGTTAAGTTCTCTTGACAAGTTACGCAGTTCTTCTGATACATACTTGTCCTTAACAAACAAGTCATTTGGACTTACTTTAGCACTTACTGGCATAAGCAAATCCAAATAGTCAATGCACATAAAGTCTATTTCCTTGCCTTGTTTTATGCTAAGTTCTTTTACAAATGCTCTTATGTCGTTCACTGTGCTTTGTGCAGGCATGTACTTTATTTGCAAGCCACCAGCTTTCTTGCCCATCATCTTCACTTTCATTTCAACAGTTTCAATGTCTTTGAATAACTGTTTGCTAGGAGTATTTGTCAACATACTATCAACACGCATAGCAGTCAGTCCTTCACTCAATTCAAGTGTAACATATACTCCACTGAGTCCTGCTTCCATCCAATTTACTGCCAAGTTTTGCATAAACAAACTTTTACCTGATCCTGAACCACCTGCAAATATCTGTAGTTCACCTCTGTTAAAGCCACCATACAACAGTTTATCTAACTTTGGCCAACCAGTACTGTTCTGTCCGTTGTTGTCTTTTAGTGCCGCAAGCCTTGCACGAGGATCCTCAAAATAATCTGTGCCCAAGTCCTTTGTTAAACTTATTTGTACTGCATCCTTTATAAGTTTCTCAACTGGTGAATACTCACCTTTCTCCAGCAAGTCTGCACTTTTAAGTATTGCACGTTCCAGTTCAACACGTCTAGTAAATGCTTCAAATGTTTCTAAAAACCAATCAGTGTGTCCACTGTTCAAGTCTGGAATCTCCAACAGTTCGATATTTGTAACTGCTTTAATCTGTGCTCTATCAGGAAGTGTTTTGTGTTCATTTGCATGATCATAGATAAACTTTGCAGTTTCTCTCAAGTCTCTGTCAAAGTTTTCTTCATTAAAAATATTCTGCACTCTTAAGAAACTTTGTGCATCATGCATCATCATTTCTAAGAATAATTTTTGTACATCATATGTATATTCTATCATAGTTTTAATTTCTCTTTTATTGTGCGGAACCATAATTGGTTACCAGCTATCCCGTGATGCCCTAGCCAACCATATGTATCAAAGTCGACTGGTTTGTTAATATTTTCATTTACAGATGCCATAGTATCTTCTGTCAAAAGCATACGTTCTGTTGCAAACATTTGTTGTTGCAAACTGTGTAAAGTTGGCCAATTGGTCAATGGTTGGAAAGGTACTGTACAATTCAATACATAAAATTGTTTTATACGTTTTTTTAACCAAGAATCTAGCATAAGCATGTCTCTTATAATCTGTGCTTCTCTCCAGCTCCAACTTAATTTTGCTACAACTTCTGTACCGTATGTATCAAGACCTCCACTTTCGTTCATTCCAGCATAGTTAGGAATTGTACAATCATCTGTTTGTATCATTTTATGTGTAAAAATTTTAAAGTTTCTTGTTTTTGCCTCTTCGCCAACAAAGTAAGGAAGTCTATCTATCGGCGGAACTACGACAAATAATATATCATCTTTGCTAAAAAATTCAGGATTACTTATTATAATATGTACTATTGAGTCGATCGAACAACCAGCATATGCATAGTTGTTAACTGGCAAATTTAAGTACAACGAAGTAAGTCCCCACCACGAATCAATAGGGTCAACATGATATCCTGGCTCAGATGGACTACCACCAAAAATATGTAATCTACTCATTTGAAATTCCTAAGTAATTTTTTACGTGACATTTCAATTTTTATTTTACTACGTTCTGCACTTTGATGTATCTGTTGAAGTGTTTCTGCAACGCCAAAACGCACCACTGCATCGTTAACATCTTTTACATCTTCTGGCCAGTTTGGTATACTGACTTCAAACTTGTGTTCTACTGCGGCATCGATTATACTTAATCCTGCACGATCCTGATCAGGTACTACTATAATTCTACGTTGCAATTGCTTTAGCAACTGTGCCTGATCTTTGCTTATAGTTTCATGCATACATGCCAAGCCTGATATACTGAGTGCATCAAATATACCTTCAACGACTATAGCACTGGTCCAGTCTGACTTTTGTAAGTCGTATCCAAAAACATACCCTGGTTGCTGACTGTTTATAAACTTTGGTGTCCGACTGTCTAAGTAACGTGAAGTATGTCCTACTATTCTATTCTTATATGTATATGGTACAACAATTCTATCTCTTGGACCACGTCTTTTATCTACAAGGAAAGGATAGCCAAATACTATACCACGTGCTTTTAAATAATCTACATAGTGAAAGTGTAGTTTGTTATTTGGATCTATACGTTCAACACCTTCGGGTATTTCTGTTTCATTAAAGTCAATTTGTTTTTGTTTAATAGTGTTACGTTCTGCAGTTAAGTCTAATAAACTTTTGCGTTTCAAACTTTCTAAGTTTAATCTTTCAACATCTGTACTATCAACACCTAACCATTCTAATAGTTTACGTGCTTTGTAGCTTACACTACGCCCTGCAGTAAAACTTGCAGTAAAGCCACAGTTAAAGCAATGATAACTCCAGTCGTCTTCTTGTTGTTTTATGCCACCACGAAGCCGTTTGTCTTGCGACTCTCCTTTGTGTACACAACATGGTGCATTAAAACTTACCCAACCAGAACTTGTATTCTTCCGCTTCTGTGGAATGTAACTCAATAGATCTATCATTATCTAAGTAGTTTAGCATACTTTATGTGTTCAATCAAGTGTTTTGATATAATTTCGTGTCCTTCTTCGTTTGGATGGTTGCCGGATGCAAAAGGATTAATAGATAGTTCTTTTCTTTTTTGTTGTAGTATTTCAAACCACGATAAATTATTATAAAGCAAACTTGGAGCATTAGTGCTATAATTATTAGGCAAACAATTAAATTGTATTACAGATGCTCCGGTTCTATGTTTTACATAATCAAATAGGCTTACTGTAAGATTGTGATTATAGTCAGCCCATTGTCTATCATAACTCATAGCAATCCATAACTTTTGCAATTCAAACCAGCTTTCATCAATATCAGGATTAAGTGCCGCAAGCCAAGTACTATGTACATGCCTATTCCAAGCAGGATCTTTCATACTTACTTCATGTTGTGGATTGAACCAACTGATACGTGTAGCATCAGTTAAGCCGACTAACCAAAGAGTCTCATCAAGATTAGTATAGTTTTGCATAATATAATTACAGGTCCATCTCATACTTTCTAAACTGGCACCTGGAAACGCACAATTCTCAAATTCTAAACCAAAATGTTCCGCAACTAATCCAGCATAGCAATGTGATAAGCGCCATGGTGTATTTTCGTCATAATGATCTTTAAATTCTTCAACAACTAGATGATCAAGATGTCGGAATTTAGGGTCTATCAACTCGTCGCCATATGTCCAACTACAACCAAATGCAATTATACGTTTTATTGGCATACTTCCCCCTAGCGATAGAGGATTTGTGTGATTTCCCCGTTGTCTAATGTTACCTTTGGTACTTCTATATAGCCCTGGCCGCCATTGGTAAGTGTAATACTTGTTATTGCTTCACCATTCACTGTTGCAGTACCAGTTGCTCCTGTACCTAATCCATCAATTACAACTCTTGGTGTACCCGGGCCGTACCATTGAGTTCCGATAGTTGAACTGTTAATGCCGAGTGATGTTACTGCTCCGTTTGACACTTCAGCAGTTGCATTGCCACCTAATCCATATTGATTAATCTGAAAACGCATCCAATTGTGTCTGCCGTCTACGTTAATATATGCACGGCTTTTTTGATTGTTATACTCTATTTGACTTCCAATATCGTACCAGTCGGGCCCTATTTGATTATCACTACCTTGTGCAACAATATTTCCTGTAAAGTTATCAAAATCTAACTGAAAAGTTGTAAGTGTGTTCTCGGCAGTATATGCCATACTAGTATAGTTTCTATCTGCATTTGTTGCGGCTCTTTTTATCATTGGTTCTGGTATGACCATAATAGTGCTTTCGACAAAATCAGGATATACACTATCAACTATCTCAACTTGTCCTCTGCCTGAACTATAAGCATCAGTAAATACTGCCTCATGCAGATTACCACTTGCACGTTCTAAACTATATGTAGCGGTTTGCTCTTCAATTATATCGAGCTCTGCACTGGTCAGTGTGACTTTAGCACGTCCATGTGTACTTGACAGATGCACAAGGTCTTTTGCTATTAATAAGTCTTCGCCGTCAGTTGATATCATTCTATAAGTGATTGTACTTCCTGTAATGTTCACTGGCTTCTGATCTTGATTGATAAATTCAAACAATATTACATTGTCAACTCCTCTGTTGACTTTTAATTTTTTTGCATACACTGGTTGCCATCTCCTATCAAAGTACGCACCGCTGGTGTCAGGTATTAACACCTGTTGCTTTTGCTGATATAAATATACGGTGGTAGAATACATTTAATTTAACTCCAATTACTAGGTATTTATGGGCGTAGAGCTATTCGAAAAGATTGCCGAAAGGTATCCATTTATTACTTTCTGTACCTATGCAGGTAATGAATATGTTGGAGTGATTCAAAATAGAGATGATCAAATAACAACTATCTATGATTTTGGTGGTATCATTCGAGAAGAACAAAAAAGAGATTTTTTAGAATTTGCTAATCAATGGTGGTGGGAATCAAATAGAAGCATACCTATAAACATATTTTTAAAAGCAGATTGGGAACAGTTTCGCCCTTACTTAAAAACTTTTATTAACAAAGATCTAAGTATTATATTAGGACCGGCGACCAGTCTACAAGAACTTAGTCGCAAAAAAATTAAACGTAGAAGTATTACACTTGTTCGCAGAGTAGATTAACATGCAGTGCTACCAAACGTGCATAACTTACTGCATGTGATTTCTTAAACACAAAACCAGTTGTATCATCACCATCCCAAACAGTTGCAAACACATCTGCCCATGGCTTTCGTTGTAAGTGTGACTTTCCTGGGCGTATAATGCTTATAAAGGCTGCCATACGAGCTATTGAGTTAGGTTGCATTGCTACTTGCAAATCGTGATAGTTCCCTATATGCACTATACGTTCACAGAAACTTTTGTCGTTTAACCTATGCCATTCTGGTTCCTTGGCTAACATAGTATCATAGTGTGCTTGATCTTTGATCAGTGTGTATACACTTTGATTAAGTAAGTCCAATTTAAAATATCCACGTTGTTCTGCATATTCATAGTCTATACTTGCACAACCATTGGGTGCGTCAACAGGTATAGGAGTAACATAAACACCACTGTTGTGTTTACGTCCTTCTGCATTTTGTCTAGCGGGAGTACACTGGATAAGATCCATTATGTGTTGCCTATCAGCAAAATCTATGTCGACGTCTGCACTCATTAGATTAATCTATTTCCTATACCAGCAAATTCAGCAATAGCAAAACTTACTGCGGCCATTTCTATATGTCCTGTAAATAACATGTAACATGCACCCAAACGTATTGCACTTTTTATCATGCCAATGATAAAGTCATTGTCTTTGAGTTTTGGCTTTTTCTTAATTTCCATTTGTTCGATCTTAGGTCTAGTTAGTCCCATTTATTTCTCCTTACCATCCGGCTTGTTTAAGTATTTCTTCACAGTATGCTTGGTCCGCCGGATAATTCTTAAACTTCTTTTGCCAAAAGTCTGGATCAATCCATGGCCATACTATTTTTGTTTGATCTGCATTCATGTCTGCCAAGTATGCTTGTCCTGATTCACAATTGAATACCAACCATGGTGATATTCGTCCAGTACTTATCGCAAATGCTACACTGTTATCGTTTCCATAACGTAAAAAGTCCTGTGCAGGGTGTCCAGTCTTCTCACTCCACTTTATTGAGTATTCAATGCCACGTTGTAGTGCATCAGTAAGTGCTTCTCGTTGAATGTACTGACGCAAGTATTCATCATACACTGCTTCTTTACACCAGTGATCCAGTTTCTTGTTTTCTTTGATTACCCACTCAACAAATTTGGGCACGTTGATTGCGTTTATACCAACACAATGTCTTCCAAACTTTACAAATGCTTTATAATATGGTGATGTTGCAAAGTCTGCATATGTTTTTAATTTTGCACTACCTTGTGTCATAGTATAAAACTTCAAATAACTTTGCAAACCAATTTGTACACCAACTTCTTTTTCTTCTTGGTATCTGCGTTTTTGCTCACAAAGATGCACTGCCAGTGTGCTTTCTTTTCTAAACTCACGTTCGCAGTACTTGCATTTATACAGTTCACTTTTTGTCTGCGACTCCACTGTCACGCATGTGTTCCTTTAGTTCTTTGTTTGTCATCAGTTTGCTCAACAGTTCTATCTCATCTGCTTTCATTGCAGGAAACAGTTCCATTAATATTTTCTTGCCTTCGTTGTTACCTTTTTCTTTCTTCTTGGGAGAGATCCATTGATGTCTATGTGAGCCCATACCGGGTGAAATACTTGTGGCACACAACCATTGTAGTTTTTGATGCTTGTTAATATCAAAGAAATGCTTGTTAAGTCTTTCATTACACGCAACCAAATAGTATTCTTGTAGTTCTGCTGGACCTTGTACTGCACTGCTCCAACGTATCATGAGAAAGTTTGAATACTTCTTACGTTCTTCATCGGTCAAACTGTCATAGAAGTTACGATCCTTGTTATCCAAGCACCGCATTTCATTTGCTATACTAAGTTTTTGATTCACGCAATTTCTTCCAAGTTTTATGTAATACTATAAACCAAACACTGTTTATTGCAGGTTCTATAAGAGCAACTGCTCCTGCCTCCCAAAAACTAGCACCAGTTACAACACTAACAACCGCCATTGCTATTAGTACATGCCCAATAAAAAATATTACTGCTAACAGTATACTATCTTCTACCTTAGTTGTCAATACATTCCATATACCTTTTGTAAACTCCATATTACCACGCCTTATTGTAATCCACGATCTCACAGTTACGACTGATGTCCTTGACAAAGTACGCACATCGTGGATCG